ATGAAGGAGAAGTTTGGGACACAATGGGCGTTGAGTATTTACTAGCTAGAGGATTAAATAGAGAGTTATCTCTTAGTGCTTCTTGTAAAAGACGCAATGTTTCTGAGAAAAAGTCTCACATTTTTGATGAGTTTATCAAAGCCGGAAAAGGTGTAGACGAAATACCTTATGATAAACTTACAGAGTATGGTGTACAAGATGTAAAGTCAGCGTATGAGTTAGCATTTGCACAGGCTGATATTTTAAATATTTCCTTACAAGAATGGGCTACACAATGAAAGCTACAGTTAAATTACACATGGATGTTTGCAGAACACTATGCGACATAGAAAATAATGGTATCAAGGTTGATGTTCCTAAACTTCTTGAGATTGAAAAAGATTTTAGAGATGAACATACAGAGATAGAACATGAATTAAATACCATGATTACAGAGCTATGCGGAGATACACCAATTAATCTAGCATCAGCAGAGGACAGATCAAAGTTATTCTATTCCAAAGTTGTTAGAGATAAAAAAGAATGGAAAGAGTTTTTTGATTTGGGTACAGTTGTTAAAGATGGAAAGAGAAAAAAGAAATTTATTAAAGTATCTACACCAAGTATATTTAGAAGTAAGTATCAGTATAAAGTTGGTGCGTTTTTAAAAACACATAAGAAAACTTGTAGAGCCTGTAGAGGTAGAGGCACAGTTGATTTTATGAAAAAAGATGGCACTTATGGTATGCCCCGTAAATGTAAGATGTGTTTTGGTAGAGGTGTTGTTTACATGAACACCAAAGAAAGAGCGGGTCTTGGTCTTAATCCTCTAAACGAAAAAGATCTTTCTGTACATGGATTTAAAACAGACATAACAACTATTAAAGAAAAGATGTTACAGGTGCATGGAAGGGAAAGAGAGTTCTTACAAAAATATATGAGGTATAACGCTTTGTCTACTTACCTCAATACTTTTATAGATAGTATAAAAAACAATACAGGTAAAGATGGATTTATACACCCACAGTTTATGCAATGTGTAACAGCTACCGGAAGATTATCTTCTCGTAATCCTAACTTTCAGAATATGCCTAGAAGCACTACGTTTCCTGTTAGAGAAGCCATTGTTAGTAGATTTGAAGGTGGCAAGATACTTGAAGGAGATTACAGCCAGTTAGAATTTAGGGTGGCAGGATTTCTTGCAGGAGATAAACAAGTATTACAAGATGTTAAAGATCAAGTTGATGTTCATTCATATACTGCAAGTATTATTGGTGTTAGCAGACAAGAAGCAAAAGCACACACTTTTAAACCTTTATATGGTGGAAAAACAGGCACGACAAGTGAAGTAAGATACTATGAAGCGTTTCTTGAAAAGTATAGTGGTATAGAGGAATGGCATAAACGATTAGGTCGTGAAGCTCTAGTACGCAAAAAAATAACCCTACCATCAGGCAGGGAGTATCAGTTTCCAAACGTAAAAAGTTATGCAAATGGTGGATATTCTAATGCTACACAAATAAAAAACTATCCGGTACAAGGGTTTGCAACCGCAGATCTACTACCTGTTGCATTAATATCACTACATAATAAAATAAAAGAAGAGCAAATAAAGAGCTTGATTTGTAATACAGTACATGATAGTATAGTCTTGGATGTACATCCTCAAGAAGAGGAAATAGTGATACATTTACTTGAAGAAGCCATGCTAGGCATACGAAAGGAATGTCAAATAAGGTATGGTGTTGAATATAATATGCCAATCGGTATAGAGTTAAAGATAGGTAGCGATTGGTCTAATCTAGAAACTGTCAGCACAAAGGAGTTGCAATAATATGACAGACGTAGCAGTAGCAGAAACGCCAAATATAAAAGATTTGGTGACAGCAAAAGAAATAGACACAGATACACTAATGGCAATGTTAGGTCAAAAGGATCTGTCGTCTACATCAAGCGAAAGTTCTAAGCCTTTTTTACCTAGACTTTCAATTGAGCACAATACTGAAGATGATGACGGCAATAGCCTTCCTCGTGGAAAGTGGCGTGTAAAAGACGCAAATGGTGAAACAGTTCACAGCGATACTGTTATCTTTCGACCTTTTTTACGAAGATACATGTATAGTGTTTGGGATCAAGGACAACAAAATTATTCGTCTATGACAATCCAAGCATCATCATTTGGAGATAAGTTTTTTGATACTACAGGTGGACTGAAATGTGGTAAGATAGATCGAAAAGAGTTAGATCTTCTTGCTTCAGACGACCCTGCAAGGACACTCCAAGCAGGTATTAAGTGTTCGCAAATTATTTATGGAACAGTAGCCTTGTCTGGCAACGCAGAAGCGATACCTCATGCGTGGTATGCAAAGGGTAGTAACTTTATGCCTGTCAGCGATTGGATTAAAACCCTAGAAAAGCAAGGTAAGTTGCTGTTTAATACAAGAGCACTTTTGACCACATCGAAACAGAAGTATGGTGGTAATATTTTTTACAAAGCCAACATTGAAGTTAAAGATAGTGTTGAGTTTGTTCCGAAAGGAGATGTACCACTACTTGAAAGTTTTATGGATATAGTTAATCTTCATAATTCTGACATTGAAGAAAAATATAAGGAGTCTCGCAAGGACTTTGAAGATGTGGAGATAGTTGACTCACTAGATGAATAATCTTATTAAAGAGTATTTACAACTTTATTTACAACAGGTAATTTCGGGGGAGAAAAAAATCTCTCCCGATTTACTTTTATTTTTTAAAGAAGAATGTGGAAAAGCCTTAGAAAAACAATTTGGTGATAAGAAAAGAAACTGGTCTATGCGAATGTCTGGACTAGGCAAACCCTTATGTCAGCAACAGCTAGAAAGAGATGACATAAAAACAGAAACAACTATGGAGTATAATGCAGTAAACAGATTTTTATTTGGGGATCTGCTTGAAGTTTTGCTTTACATAGAAATGAAAGAAGCCGGTGTTAATGTAGAAGATTATCAAAAGCCGGTAACTTTAAACATCGAAGGTGTACAGTTAAAAGGTACACTTGATATAATTATTGATGGTAAAGTCTGGGATATTAAGACAGCAAGCCCCTATGCTTATACCAGTAAATTTTCAAGCTACACTCGTGTAAAAGATAATGACCCTTTTGGTTATGTAGTACAAGGATATTTGTATGCAGAGGCGGATAAAAAACCCTTTGGTGGTTGGATAGTAATTAACAAATCATCTGGAGAAATACAAATATGCCCTGCACCAAATATACAAGATGATGAAAGGGCATCTGCATTGGCTGTAGCTTCATATAATATAAATGCCTTACAAGATAAAAGTATTCCACTACAGAAGTTAGAAGATGTTCCAGAAAGATTTAGAGGAAAGTCAACAGGAAACAGAATACTAAACACTACCTGTAGTTTTTGTAATTTTAAAAGCCATTGTTGGTCTAACTCAAAACTACATCATAAGGTTGCATCAGAAGCAAAAAATCCCCCTATGGTGTGGTATTCACAATTAAATAAGGAGCAAATGTAATGAAATACTTGATATTTATACTATTTTTAATAGTGCCTATCTACAGCATTGCGGGGGAATGGAATGAAAAGCCTGTTCTTTGCACTAGTGAAAAAGTTGTTTTAGAAAGCATTAGAATTAAAAAAGAAATACTTTTGTACAATGCCGTTCAAGGAACTAAAGTTCGTACTGAAACAGGGTTAGCGGAAAAACCAGTTTTTATACCTTTAAAAATATATGCTAATTTGAATACCGGCACATACACTATTGTAGAATTTCATGCAAGTTACGATAGTTATTGTGTAATAAGTATTGGTGTAAATTTTAATGGAATTGGTAATGGTGCTTAAATGCCTTTAATATTATATCATGGAATAAAAAAAGAAGATGTTATAGGTAATCCTCGATGTTTTTTTATCTACACCGAGAATGAAAAAAAAGAAGGTGGAAAGGTGTACATGAGAGAAGCTCAAAACTGTTTACCATTAACAATTAGCAAAGCTCCCTCTTTTAGTGTAGAGGCTCAATGGACAGATAGTAATTATCGAGAGAATACAACTAAATTTGGTAGGGATGTAGATAAAGTGGTAAAATGCTTGGATCGCAGAGCTATTGTGTTTTTAGAAAGTCAATTTTTACAAGAAGAGGAAAATAGTATAATGGCGGATAATGCACCTAGAACATTAAAGTTTATTAAGAATACAATTAGTTATTTAGTAGAAAAGTATGAGCCACAATATGTCAAGACGGACTAGAATGAGTAGGCGTGTAGCCGGAACAAAATACAGAAGTAATTTTGAAGTAGATTTTGCATCAGATTTAATTAGAAGAAAAGTTAATTTTGATTATGAACCAGATACTTATGCGTATCAACCAAAACCTACAACATATACACCAGATTTTTATTTACCAGAACAACAAATTTATATTGAAACAAAAGGGTTTTTTACCTCTGAAGATAGAACAAAACACTTGACATTTAGAAAACAACATCCTAGTGTTGATGTCCGTTTTGTGTTTTCAAATGCAAATAACAAATTAACAAAAAGCGGAAAAACAACGTATGCTCAATGGTGTGTACGAAATGATTTTAAATATAGCAACAGAATTATTGATGAAACATGGCTAATAAAGGAGAGTGAAGAAAATGCCGAAGAAGATTGATGCTACTTGGAAAAGCCCCATAGGGCAAAAACAAATTGAAACGTGGAAAAAAGAAAATAATGGAAAACCTATAGACACTAGAAACAACTATGAAAAACTTATGGATGAAAGAGCTGGTATTAAAACTTTTAATGATGCTGTAAACAATCCTCCTCATTATCAAAAAGGTGGTATGGAAACCATAGATATTATGGAAAACTTATTACCAATAGATGAATTTATAGGCTATTTAAAATGTTGTATTATAAAATACATCAGTAGATATGAACACAAAGAAAAACCTTTAGAAGACTTAGCAAAAGCTGAATGGTATATAAAAAAACTTAAAGAAGTAAGAACAAAACACGATGCTTATATAACTTTAGAGAAACATATACCATGATGGCTACCTATAGAACAATGCAAGATGCTGTAACTGAATTTCAAAAAGCATTTGGCAGACCTACAGATTTAAAGTTTTCTGATATAGAAATGTCTAGTGATGTAGCCAATACTTTTGGATTAAGACAAGCACTAATTGAAGAAGAGTTTTATGAATTAACAAAAGCTATGAATGAAAAAAATGAACAAGAAATAAAAAAAGAATCCGCA